TCAGCGGGGTGCCGAGGCCATGAATACCCTCAAGGTGGCCTCAGAGGGCGCGCAAATCGAGCAGGCCAATGTGGCCGATGTGGCAAATGTCGTGTCAGGCGTGATGACCAACTATGGCACAAAGCTCTATAACGCGACCCAGTACATGAACGGCCTGATCTACGCGGTCGCACACGGCAAAATCACCCTGCAAGACCTCTCCACAGCAATGGGGCCAATCGACCCGATAGCTCAGCAACTGGGCATCCACATGCAGGACGTGGCAGCGGCCATGACCACGCAAACCAATGCCATGATCCCCGCTGCCAGGGCTGCAACCGGGCTGCGCTTCATGATGATGGCGCTGGAAAATCCCACAAAAAAGGCGAGAGACGAGATGTCATCTCTCGGTTTGGATAGCGTGAAGGTTGGCGATGAAATGAAGGTGAGCCTGCCCGGTGCCTTAGAGATGATCACGAAGGCAGCGCTCAAGGTAGGACCAGAAGGCTCAGTCCCATTCAATAGGGCGGTCGGCGACATGGTTGGAGGCCTGCGCGGCCTCTCCGCATTTCTCGGACTCACCGGCCCGCACATGCAGGACTTCATCAACAACGCTAAAAACATCGGGAGTGCGATGGCCGACAGTACCACGCAGGTCAAGGGCTGGGATATCGCACAAAGCAACCTGAATATCAAGCTCGACCAGGGACGCGCCATGCTGGAAGTGCTCGGGCAGAATGTCGGCGAGCTACTCTTGCCGTATGTGATTCAACTGCTTGGTGTGGTGACACCGCTTGTGACAAGCTTTGGTGATTGGGCTACCTCAACGCAAGGACTGGCAGGGGATATCAACCAGCTTGCCTCGTTCGTCACCTACCTCGTCAGGGATCTGCAAGGCAACGGCGCGATCAAAGAGTTTGGCGCGATCCTCTCGGATATCGGGAGCACTGTCAACAACGTAGTCAATACCGCACTATCGCTCCTGGGTACGATCTTCGGCACAACGGCATCAAACGCTGGGAAGGCATCGGACGCCGCTACCAATGTAGCCAATGGCTTCAAACGTGTGCTCGATACGGTCAAGCCTCTGACGGATGCCATGTCCTGGCTCAGCAGCCAATTTACCGATACGGGTGCCAAAGGGCAAATATTGCGCGGGGCGCTGCTCACGATAGGCGGGGTGATTGCTGGTATCAAGATTGCTGAGTTCGCTAGTGCTCTGGGAACTGCATTAGCTAATGCAGGATTGGATGTCCAATATTTCGGCGCGAAATTGCTAGGTATGCAGTACGCAGCCGATATCGATGCGATGAGTCTGACAAAGGTGGGCGTTGCTGCTCAAGGTGCCGGCACGTCAGCGGCTGCCGCTCGCGGGTGGTTTGTGCAGCTTGAGGCAACCCTTGATGGGGACGCCCTGGCCGCAACCCAAGCTGGTACTGCGTTTGGAGGCATGGGTACATCGGTGAAAGGGCTTGGGTTGGCAATGGGCCCAATTATCGGCATAGCCACCGGGGTGACACTCGCGTTGCAGGCTCTCCCACCGGTAGCTGATGGGGCCAAGCTTGGTTTCCATAATCTGCTGGAGCAATTTCAACTCTTTTCGATGTCTACTGCGCTGGCACCGCTCCACCAGGGCACCCAACAAATCGTGCTGGACTTCCACAACATGTACCAGGGCGCAACAACGGACACCGCGCGCCTCAAAAGCGGTGTCACGATATCAGCTAACCAGATGTCGAGTGGACTAACGGAAACCGTCACCTACATGCAGGCGATGGCATCCGGCAAGTTCAAAATATTGCATGACGATGGGAGCAACTACACACGCAACCTGGAGGCCCAGGTCACAACCAACTTCTTCAACATGCATAAGCAGGTGTACAGCGAAACGAACACCATGTCAGATGATGCGGTAGCAGCGATGAAGCGGCTCAACGGTGACATGACGCAGCAAGCACAGTCGATGGACGCCAACGTCATCGGCTACTGGAATGACGTGGCGAACTATATTGCAGGGCATCCCATCAATGGCAATATCACCTATACGACGACAGCCGGAAGCTATGGCGGCAATGTGGGCGCTACCGGGCATCACTTTGCCTCGGGCACAAACTACGCCCCTGGCGGCTGGTCGTGGGTCGGTGAGCTCGGGCCTGAACTCGCTTATATCCCACGCGGCGCGCAGATCATCCCGCACAATCAGAGCATGGGCGCACCGTCTGCCGCCAGCGTTGCAGGCAGACCCGTGGTGATTCAGTTCGTCGTCAATGGTCGCCAACTGGCCCAGGCAGCATTGCCCGACTTCGTGCAAGCCATTAGAGAAGCAACCGGCGCGAAGTTCTAAGGAGGAAGCCACATGTCACGATTGCCAACCGTAGGAGCCGACAGCAACACCTGGGGCACCGTCCTCAATGATTTCTTGAGCGTCTCTCTCAAGGCCGATGGGACGCCGAAACCCGTGTTTATGGTCAGCGGTGCTGACCCGACAGGCACCGCTGACTCTACCAGCGTCATTCAGGCGGCTATGGACGCCGCCGGGGTTGCTGGTGGCGGCATTGCCTTGTTGCCAGTTGCCGGCACCTACAAAACATCAGCCTCGCTTGTCTTCAACTACGATAATGTGATCCTCAGGGGGGTCGGTTGGGGAACAATCATTCAACCTGCCTCGGGCGCTCAGTTCGATGTGATCTCAACGCCAATTCCTGGCTCAGTTGGCCTCTCGGGCTTTGTGCGTAACTATATCGGGGTGTGCGATCTTCAGATCAATTGTACCAATATGACCGGGACCACAGCGGGGCAAGGCAATGGTATCCACCTCTACGGCACACGCTACAGCTATTTCTGCAATCTGTTTATTCAATCCTGTAAGAACTGGGCCATCCTCTCAGATGGGGATAACACCGGACCTGGAAATAATTTCGGCTATGATAATGTCTTTTATAAATGCATCTTCGATCTCTGCAATGCCAATATCTGGACCGTCAACTCAGAGGCGAACGATATCGTGGAATGCCGCTTCAAGTGGTGTGGTGGCACCTGTGCAGCCTCACAGCCGGCATTTACGCCGCAAGACACGACGGGGCTACATTGTCGCTGCTCAGGCGGGTATATGTACATCGCTGGCAACATCTTCGGCAAAGGCGGCACGTACACCACAGAAGCCATCAGGTGTTCTAACAGTGGACCTTGCAGAATTATCGGAAATCGCTTCGATCAGGTACGTAATCAGGCAGTAGTCCTCAATGCGGGCAACCACGAATTTGCTTTCAATGCATTAGGCTCGCCTGGAAGTGCGATAACAGGCGTGCCCGGTATCCAGATCGGCTCCTCTTCAAACCGCGTGATCGGCAACAGCTTTGACACGACCGCAGGCGGGAGCAACTACACCTATGCTGTGGCGGAGAGCGGCGGGCCATTCAGCAATAACATCATTGCAGACAACCACTTGCTTGCTGGCACATCGGGCGTCATCTCGCTCAATGCGACAAGCACCGACAAGGTACACCACAACACGAACTACAACCCACTGGGCTTTTCTGTAGCGCAACCGGCGGTGCCAGCCTCAACCGTCAATGCAACCAATAATTCCGGGGTTGATTGCATGGTGCATATTGCCGGTGGAACGCTTACAGTCGTAACCGTTGGCGGAACGGCAACCGGCATCACAGCGGCGGCGGCGGCTGGCTCTGTGCATACCGTCCGTGTCCCTGCTGGGCAGACCATTGCAATCACGTATACTGGGGCTCCTACCTGGAAATGGTACGGTGATTAGCTATGCCGAGTGTGTACGCAGTAGGCCCCTATGGCTCAAGCCTCTATGGCACCGATGGCACGATCTCTGTGTTCATTGGCGGCAACCCTGTGTTTGTCGTGGCAGGCTCGCTCACCATCAATAGCACCATCGGCAAACGCTCGACGGCCTCATTCACCGTGCAAACCGACACGAGCACACACTTTCAGCAGTACCAGCAGGTGAGCATCTACGCCAAAAGCGGCATACTTGCCTTCTCAGGCTATATCAGCAGCCCCAAAGAGACAAAGCCGGGCTTCCAACCGGTGCTTGAGCACCAAATCACCTGCGTGGATCAGCACTTCCTCGCAGACAAGCGCGTGGTGGCTGCAAGCTATACCGGCAAGTCGTATGGCTTCATCGCCAACGACATCTACACCAACATTCTTGCCTCCGAGGGTGTGACCATCGGGCAGATTTTCGATAGCACGGCATTGGTTGATCTTTTCCCTAACACCACGGTCTTTCCGAGCGCCACGCTCTACCCAACAGGGAACACTGGCATTATTCCAACTTCCACCTTTGCCTACTGCACCGTAGCACAGGCGTTCGATGAACTCGTGAAAGTCGCATCATCGGCGGGCGTGCCCTACTATTGGCAAATTGACCAATTCAAGCATTTATGGTTTGTGCCCTATACATCAGTAGTCAATTCGACCGTGGTGGACGGGACGCAGATTGACCACAAGTACAATCCGCCCTCTGTGGTACGCGCCAATCCGGCCTACGGCAATACACAGTACCTGCTGGGCGGCATGCAGCAGACCGTCTCACAGACTGAGATACAAGTGGGGGATGGCAACAAGACATCCTTTACGATGGCCTATGGCCTGGCATCGGCACCAACGGTGAGTGTGAGCCTCAATGGCGGCGCATATGGCTCGCAAACAGTCGGCCTTAAAGGTACTACGGGCAGCCAGTGGTACTGGGCGCAAGGTGATCCAATCGTGACGCAAGATAGCAGTGGCACGAAACTACGCGGGCCAAATGCCCCGATTGATCTGCTCAAAGTCGTGTACTTCGGCCAGTATCCAACGGTGATCAGCGGTCAGAATGCGGCCCAGGTCAGCTACGAGCAGACGCTTGATGGCTCTACCGGCATCGTGGAGAGGGTGGATACCGACAATACGATCACCAGCCTTGCCAATGGCCTGTCTGAGATAGGCCAATTGCTCACCCTCTACAGCCAGCAAGGAACACAGCTTGCCTTTCAGACGCTACAAACAGGCTTTGCGCAGGGGCAACTCGTGACAGTCAACTTACCGGATTACGCACTCTACAATGCCCAAATGCTGATAGAGAACGTATCCGCCGCCGACACGCTGGATGCATTCAACATCTGGTACACGGTCACAGTGGTACTCGGCCCATATGACATTACGTGGGTGGATTTCTTTAGCAAGCTTCTGAAGCAGCAGGCGCCAACCAACAATATCAATGTGGGCACGGGGCAAAGTGTGGCGATCCTGGTAACAGGCAGTGTGAGCCTGGCTATGACGCTGAGCGGTACAGCGACGGTGTATGCATGCCCGTTGCCATCAAGCACGACGTTCCCGTCGACGACGCTTTTTCCATGTTGAGGTGACTATCTATGCCAAGCATAACCTACACATATACAAACGCTGGACACAATCTGATGCGAGACGGCACGAAGGGCACTGCTAGTCCCAAGATTAGCTATGTCGCGCTGGGGACAGGCACCACCGCGCCGACTACGGGCGATACACAATTAGCCGCCGAGGTGTTCAGGAAGCGGGTGTCAAGCTATACCAACGGCACCAATCCAGGCGAGGTGCATATCGATTTGTACCTGGCCCCGGGCGATGCGGTGGGTGTCGTCATTGCTGAAGTGGGGTTCTTTGGAGGGAATGCGAACGGTACAGCGAGTACAGGCGTGTTGCTGTGCCGGGGGCTGTATTCGCCAACACATACACATACGAATACGGAATCAATTCAGTTCGATCTTGATTTCACGGTCTGATAAGGAGACAACAAGATGGTTTATACGGCTCACGGCCCGTTCAGCAATGGCATAGCGCCTGCTATCGATCAAAATGTCATGAATGACATCGACAACTGCCTGACCGGCAATCTCGGACTGGCTAAAATATTGCTGACCACCGGGTCGATCGCGCGCATATCATTCTTTCAGTTCACGGCTTCAGGCACTGGCCAAACGATTAACCATAATTTGGGGGCCACGCCTGACTATGTGATTTTGATGTATTCGGGCAACTTCGGCGGGCCGCCAACGCATCCACTCTTTTACTGGAACACGACCAGCACCCAGGTGTCCGTTGTCGGAGACAATACCTTTAACGTGAATGGCCTCGCCATCAAGTTCACGCCTTAGTGCGGCAGGAAGAAGACGGAGAGCGCAATCGCGAGGAAGAGCAGCATGACCGCGAAGAATGCAAGGCCACGCAGATTGCGAAAGATGAAGCGAAACATAGCTGTACTCCTTTTAGGGTACAACGAGGCGGCAGCGCGAAGATAACAGGTGAGGCAGTATGGCTGATTCACAAGAGATGCAACAATCACGGGATATTCGCCCTATACCAGACCCAACTGTCTTGACAACGGCTGCTTCCGAACGGCTGGAAGCGATGATACGCAACCTGATCAAGACGGAGATTGAGCACCAAGCTGAACTGTTCGATCAGAAGTTAGCGCGGGTTGAGACACAGTTCCAGATGTTAGAGTTCCGTCTCGGTGAGCAGAAGAGGGACGCTGAGGCCCGGACAGCTGAGCAGAAGAAGGACACCAAGGATGCGCTCGATGCAGCCCTCGCTGCCCAAAAGGAAGCAGGAGCGTTGCAGACATCAGCATCTGAGAAGAGTATCACCAAATCGGAGACGGCGACCAATGAGCGGATTAAAGCGGTCGAAACATTGCTTGCGACTTCTACCAAGGCGTCAGACGACAAAGTTGACGACTTGAAAAGCCGCATCGTCGCCATTGAAGCCACAAGACTTGGCAGTGTCGAACAGATTGCGTCTGTGCGTGCTGGCAATGTTGATGTGCGTGGCAACCTGGCGTCAATCGTGAGTGTGATTACCGCCGTGATCGCCGTCGCCAGCATTATCATCACTATTATCGTCGTGACCAAACCATAGAAAGGAAGTTCTTATGCACACACTCTTGAATTTAGTGCAACCACATGCAGTGACGATGTTTGTCCTCGCCTTAATCTGCTTAGTGGGCTACGGCTATCCAGGCTACAGGGAACGGGCTACAGGCGGCTTTCTCTGGCTCCTCTGGCTTATTGGCGGCATCATGGCTATCGTGGCCTGGGTCATTCTCATTTTCACATAAAGGAGGTGTGACATCGCAGATTTCACCACCATAAGAAGCCAATTTAATTCTAATACTGATGCAAGTCCTACGTGGAACACCATCACCTTCGGTGGCTCGGCGGGCGCGAACGAAATGAGATGGTGCGCGGCAGCAGCAGGTGCTGCTGGCACAGCGTCGGCATCCTGGCCTCAGTATTCACGCCCCGGCGCTACGGCGGCTGTCGCTGAGATGTGGGGGTTCTCGGCAGACACCACTGGCATCAAGTGCGCGACCTATACAGGGACTAACGCCAACGCGAATGTGATGTGCATAGATTACGACGCAGTAGGCACGTATGCAGCGGCGCCAACGCTCACCGCCTATGGCGACAACACGCATGCGGCACCTGTCGCTGGCACACAGCCCGGCGCATTATCAGGCTCGCCAATCGTGAACGGCCATGCCACCGACACGTCATCGACATCGTATCTCAAGGCCAACCTGTATGGGGACGATCAGACGGCCAATCCGGCGGCTGGCACCACAGGCACGGTCACCGTCACATCGGGCACGGCTGGCTCCGTGAGTCCGGGTGCTGCGGCGTGGATCGCGAACTTCCAATCGCTCCAGGGGGTGATCCAGTACATCACGCATCGCAGGACACCGGCGGCCACTACGGCAGGCAAGATCTTCTTTACGCTGGCTTTGTTCACAGGCCCGAACCAAAGCCTGGGTACGCTCTTGCCCGTGATCACGTTCACCTATAGCTTCGTGTAGGAGTCCGGCCATTGTGTAAGATCGGGGACATGCTTGACGCAATCAGGGGGATCGCCATACTCAGATTGTTTCTCGTCAGGGACAGACTCAAAACAGTGTATCGCCAGGTCGTAGGCGCGCTGAGCAAGGAGTACTTTAATTGCATATCGCGCATGATCAGCGCCGGAATGGTCGCCCGTTATCTGGCAAGCATACATTTGGGCAAAGAGGTCACTCAATTCGAGATAGTGCGATTCAGCAAAGCCTGCAAAGTGTGCGTCTCTCTCGGTACTCATCGTTCACCTTCCTTTTTAGGAGAATTATAGCATATGAGCTTCACCAGTTCGCTTGTGGCTGTAGCCAACATGATAGACCCGCAGCTCTCGTACTGGTCGGTGCTGCTCACGTCGGGCAAGGAGTGGTCCGAGCATCACATGGTCCCAACCATGCGTAAAGGGCAAGCAGGCGTGCGACAGCTTGATTGGGGCGAGGACATCGTTTCAACTGGCGATGTACACCGCGTCAAGGAGATACGGCTGCATTGCCCCGATGGCAGGACAGCCACGCTTGAGATAGCAGACGGCATGCTCCCGTTTCAGTTCAAGACGAAAAGCCTGGACATGATCGGCGCGGGCGGCAATAGCCTTGAATATCAGGTGATCGGGCGCGTGATCGACAAGGTGACGGGTCGCTGTGAGTGCTTCATCTGGGATTACAAGCCCAAACCAGGGGAGCCGAACCTCGTGGCGTATAAATCAACGATTTATCACTTTGGCGGGTGGCGCGATAGTGTCACCCCGCTTACTGCACTGAGTATTGATGTACAAGGGTTTCGTTTATAGAAAGGAACATTGACCAATGGGGATACAGTCCTATGTTGCTGACCTTGCCGCCGCCGGCTTGCACCAGGATGCAAACGGCGTGTGGCATGGGCCGCTCGCCGTCTTGCCTGGTGGCACGCCCTCGATTTCGTCCACCACCGGGACGGTGAGCACACAAACCACGCTCACGATTGCAGGTATAGCAAACACGTACGCCGTGCTTAATGGACTCTATGTCTCAGGCGTGGGCTTGCCCGCGGCGCTCACCTCGGCCCTGCTCACGATCACGGGCGGTAACGCGAGCTTCTTGCGCAACTTGTGGAGCGGCCCGGCGCTAGGGCTGGATGCCGTCGTGGAGTTGCCGGGCTGGGGACTGGTGGCATCGGCACAAAACACATCGCTCGTGATTACCATGGCCGCTATCACGCTGGTGACGGTGACGATCACGGCGCTTGTCACCTACATCTAGGGAAGGACTCATAACTACTGTCGTGAGACAGAAGGAGCAAATCAATGGCAGTTGGCTCAACCCCGCGTGATAGCGGGAATATTCCTCTGGGGTGTGCTGGTGTGCCCGGCGACACGACGCCACAGCAAATCCAGGGAGGAAAAGAATATACCGACGCGAATAGCAACATTACAACACCGATCAGGGCGGAGATTACGCCGAACAGCAAGGCAACCTATACCTACGCTATCTCAGCGACAGCCCCGTATGCAAGCCCAACCGACTGGATTGTGATACGCGGCTCCGCCACCACACTCGTGAAGATTGTGCGCATTTCGATCACTGGCGTTGCCACCGCTGCAACCTCCGTCGTCTTCACGCTGAAGAAGCACACCATCGCCAACACGGCGGGCACATCCACCAACCCAGCAGTGGTGAAGCACGATAGCAGCGACCCGGCTGCAACCGCGCTGGTATTGCTCTATTCGGTTGCTCCTACCATCGACGCAACGGCGGCTATCTGGAAGACCGTGCGTCTCACGATGGGCATTGCGCCAGCAGCAAGCACCGCGCTCACCGACCGCTACGTGTGGGATAGCAACCCGTATGAGCCATTAGTGCTGCGTGGTGTGGCGCAAGAGTTCGCCATCAACAGCCCAACAGTGCCTACTGGTGGTGTCTACGATGTGGAGATCACCTTCACTGAAGAGTAAGGCGAGGTAGCTCGTGGCAATCATCGGGCAGGACACCTTTGCACGCGCCGATCAATCAGGCTGGGGTAGCGCCTCGGACGGGCAAGTATGGTCACAAGTCCAGGGCGCTGGTACGCTCGCTATCGCCTCCAATGAGGGCACATTTACCGGACAAATAGCGAGCGATGAAGTGTTGGTGCTTGGCAGCACCAACCAGGCCGATACCGATTGCCTGGTTCGCTTCAAAGTCACCAACTCCGGCAATGACGTGCCAGGTGTCGTGTTCCGCTCCAATGGTTCTAACACCTTCTACCGGGTGAGAAATAATAGCGGCTCACTGGGTATCCGCCGCATCAATGCAGGCTCATCAACTACTATCGGCGTTGATGTTACGGTCACCATGTCCTCAGGCGTGTTTTATTGGATACGGGGCAAGATTGTTGGATCAACAATCTCCTGTACGATGTGGGCCGATGGAGGCAGTGAGCCAGCGCCACAGATTGTCGTGACGGATGGCACACCCATAAGCGCGGCTGGCCGCTTTGGCATCTATGCCTCCATCAACACAACGGCGACCGATACGATCTTTTATGATCACTTCACCGCGACCGATACAGTCGTAGCGGCACCCTCAACCAAGCCGCGCTACATTCCTCGTGGCTTTCTCTCCACCATTGTGCCCGACCCGGTGACGCAGCCGCTTGCGTACAAAGAGCGTGGTATCGGCAGCACGATTATCTACGAGATCCGCACGTTTATCCCGCGCGCGCTCAATGGCACGTATATCCCTGAAACGTGGCGCATGCAGCCCCGCGCATTGGGGGCGCGCTTTGTACAGAGCCTGGATCAGGTGCGTGATATCGCCACGCGGTTCAGGTTGAGGCAACAGAGCGTGCGCGATGTCCAGACACGCTTCAGGTTGGCAAGCGTGAGAGACATCGCTACCCGCTTCAGACTTGGCTCGCTCAAGGACATTGCCACGCGCTTCAGACTGATGCAGCAATCCGTGAGGGATGTAGCAACCCGGTTCCGATTGGCAAAGCTTCAGGACATTGCTGCCCGTTTCCGGCTGGGCTTGCTCAAGGATGTAGCCACTCGATTCCGCTTGATGCAGCAGAGTGTACGAGACATTGCTACTCGCTTTCGGTTAGCGAAGCTGAACGATATAGCCACTCGATTCCGCCTGGCGAAACTGAATGACATCAGGACACGGTTCCGCTTGATGTCGGCTAATCAGTTGAGGGATATAGCGAGCAGGTTCCGTTTAGGGCTACTCAAGGATGTCTCTACACGGTTCCGGTTGGCGAAGCTCAATGACATAGCCACACGCTTCAAGCTGGGAACCGCCAATCAGAGCATACGGGATATAGCGAGCCGCTTCAGGTTGATGTCTGCCAATCAGCTGAGAGACGTAGCTACAAGGTTCAGACTTGCCCGATTGCGTGATGTGGCTACTCGCTTCAGGTTGGGGAGCCTGCGTGATATAGCAGCACGCTTCCGGCTCATGAGCGCGAGCCAGTTGAAGGACATCGCCCTGCGCTTCATCCTCACATCGATAGGCGCGCCCCGGACAAAGGATATTGCGTGCAGGTTCGTGCTCATGGTTCCCCCTGATGTGGTGTGGGTGACACGAGACGGGCGGGCAACCTGGCTCACGCGCGACGGTATCGTTTCCTGGGCAACGCGGGATGAGAAAGCGGCATGGGGAAGTAGAGATGATCAGGCGACGTGGGATACACGAGACGAGAAAGCAACATGGAAAACAAGGAGGTAGTATGACACTAGGTCTCTATCCAATGAAAGCAATAAGTACAATCTTCTACCGGTTCGGGGCAGGAAATCTTGTTTTCCTTACTCACCCGTTCATTCAGTTTTCTCAAGAGTTTTGCAGAGGCATGGAACGTCTTTCCATCGGCAAAGACGATAGAGGCTTCAGTAACATGTATTTGCTTTTGTGGAGGTTGCTTCTCTTCCATGCGGTTAGTATAGCACAGATGGAAAGGAATGATCTATGTCATGGTCGCCTATCACGGCTGGCGACGGTCGGGCCAGCCATCACACATTCACCACTGACTCCGGCATCTTCTCATTAGTAGGAGTCGCAAATGGCTCAATCGCCATGCACTTAGAGGACGTGAATAATAACTATTCGTTATATATCTGTACCGGGGCGTGGAACATCACCAACGCGGCAGGTGGCCTGGCCGACTTCACGCCATCGGCGGCTGACTTGCTCTCAACCAACCCGCTCGGCAAGGCTGGCCTGTACAAAGCGTACCCCGTGGTGACGCTCTCAACGGGACCAGTGCCGATGGATGCCCAGACGCTGCAGGTCGTGAGCCTACCGTAGAAAGGAGGGAGTATGGGGGTAGGAATGCCAGCAACATTAGTGCTAGATGAGTTCGGCCATCAGGTGTGGGCTGCATTCGGCCATATGCCCTATCTGGTAGGGTCTGCTTTGGAAGGCAAGCAATGGAGGGATGTGGATGTACGACTCATTCTTCCAGATGAGGAATATGAGCACATGGGATTAGGTGATCCAGAGCACTCACATCACAATGAAAAGTGGGTATCGCTTGTTCTCGCGTATTCAGCACTTGGCAAGGCAATGACGGGACTCCCGATAGACTTTCAGATACAGCAACAAACGGATGCAAACGATCACTATAGTAAGTCAAGATCAGCTTTAGGACTCATCCCATTGAGAATGAAGAAATATGAAGAAAAGGAGAGAGCATGATATTCCTATACGCTGTCCTGTGGAGCGGGCTCTCCGCTCTCGTGTTCCTGGGCACGCTCGTGTGTGTGCTCGTGAGGAGGCAACATGTGGATTCGACTCAAACTGTTCCTGCTCAATCTCTATTGCTTCGTAAGACTGAGAAAGAAAGGAGGCCCACATGCCGATTATTGATCCACCTATGGTGAATGATGGGAGTTTTTCCCCACTTCCAGGGAGTTCATCCCTGGAAGTTCCGTTAAACCACTCCGGCAACGATGCCTGACTTAAGGCGCCCGTCAAACATCATGTGGGATTTGAACCCACGGGGCACTAACAGTATAGCATATGAAAGGAGGGACTATGGCAATTATCGATCCACCTATGGTAAATAAGGTCATGCTTGTACCTGAACAAAATACGTTCATCGGGGCACAACCAGGCAACGCGCTTATCATCCATAAGACGGCTTCAGGAACGAGCGCCGAGGCTGTCGCAAACTTTTTTATCAATGATCCAAACGGAGCGTCTTCTCACTTCATCATTGGACAAGACGGTGAAATAGTGCAATGCGTCCACCTCGTGAACGGAGCCGGCGCTAATTGTTGCGTTGAGACTGGGTATGACTCGTATTGGGACCAATTCAACCCGATGCACGTTGGCTCAAGTGGTGGCACAAACCTTAACACGATCACCATATCCATTGAGCATTGCGACCCTGCCTCAGACAACAGCACGCCGTTGACGACTGTACAAAAGGCATCGTCCTTTAAACTCATAAAGTGGCTTGTCGATCAATACGGCTTTGATATTAGGCCAGATGGACACGGGCAGATGATTGATATCAAGGGGCACAACACGATAGACCCGATCAACCGGGCGCGTTGCCCAGGTGCATACCCCTGGGATGAACTACATACCTATCTACAAGGAGGTGGAACTATGGGAGTACCGACAGGCTGGACGGATGCCAACAATGTACTGACCGCGCCTAACGGCGTCAAGGTCGTGCATGGCTTCAGGGATTATGTGCTAGCTCATAACTGGGATCCAGGGAACGTCCCGTTAGCCGCAGAGTTCGGCACGTCTTTGCTCGAATCATCCAATCCGAGTTTAGGCGGCGGGACGCAGCAGCTTTTCAACTGGACCCTGCTCGGCTGGACATCCACGAGAGGGGTATTCTTTGAATGGGGTGTTCGGGAGCTAGCCTTTTGCCGGCAACAAGTGCAACTCAAAGCCGCGCAAATCGGAGCGTTAGACGCGCAAATCGCGCAACTGAAAGCAGACCTGGCGGCGGCGCAACAGCCTACGGGCGTTGATGCTACCAAGGTTGCTGATAGGCTTGCGGCTTTAGGGCTGCTTGGCAAGCAAGTCGAGCAGTTGGCGGCGCAGCCGATCAGTTAGGAGGCCATTGGTTGAGGTCGGGTATATCTTGCGGCTCGTACACTGTCTCACCCAGCGTGTAAAATTCCAGAGTATGATACACCAGATCGTAGGCCCGCTGCGTGAGGAGCAGTTTGATCATGCGTTCACTCTGCTCTATTTGCCTGTCGATGCGGTCAAGTCGCGCCCTATAAAGGAGATTGAACAAGTGATCAAGTTCAGGATACAAGGACTTAGCAAAGCCCTGGAAATGGGTATCGCGTTCATATTTCTCATTTTCGGCCATAATTACTCACATTTCGGGTAATATTACTCACTTTTTGAAAGGAATTATACCATGTCTAACAACAATCCCTTGACAGAAATCGGCGCAATCGTGCTCGCCGGCCTGCTAGTCATTGCAGCGGGGCTACTCATGTGGGCTGGCAAGATCAGCTTCACAGATGCCTCGCTCATGCTGACCTTCGCGCTCGCCCTCTTCGGCGGCAATCTCGCCTTAAAAGCGCCCTCGCCCGCGCAACAGGCGCAACTGCAACAACTCACCTCACAGGCGCTCTCGGTGCTGCCAGCGGTCGTGGCTCAGGCGAAGCCCGAAGCCTCTCCCGTACAGCCGCCTGTCGGTCAGGTTCCGCTGTCCGAACTCAAGCTACAACCTGGACAAACGGTACAGGCGCCTATACCACCATCGCCCATTGACCCAGGCGTATCGATGGCAGCGTTCAGCACAAGCCAGATGCCAGCCGTGACGCCGCCGGTGCAGCCGTGAGCAGCAAGAAGCCCTTGGCTAACTACCAAGGGCTTCTTCGCTTCCACGCCTTGGCACTCTCGCAAACAATGGCTCGCTCACGCTAGCTGGTACACTCTTCAAGGATGGCTCGCTCTTCTGTTTCGGTACTCTCAAGCCGCCTGGCTCGCTCGGTCTACTTGGTACTCTCTCCTTACGTGGCTCGCTCCCCGTCGGTGGCACTCTCCTGGTACATGGCTCGCTCGCTTCCACTGGTACTCTCATGGTGTATGGCTCGCTCGTACCCCCTGGCACTCTCTTGGAAAATGGCTCACTCTGAGACTATGGTACTCTCGTAGTCTCTGGCTCGCTCTATCATCTTGGCACTCTCTGTTTTATTGGCTCGCTCTTTTGCGATGGTGCTCTCCAAGGCTTTGGCTTAGTCATCCTCCATCGGCCAATTTGGCGGCGTCAAGAGGTCAACATGCCCTCCATGCTCAATCACATAGGGTTTCGGTGGTAGTGTACCATATTCTGTCTCATACCACACCCAATGGAGATGTGACAAGAACAGCTTTACCGCGTAACGTTTCGCTCGCTGGTTGATGTGCGCGGGTGGCAACTTCCCTTGTGAATACGCTTTATATGCTTCGGTATCCTTGCCAACTTTCTTGACAAGAGCCGCCGCCTGATCGGCAAACTCTCCCGCTTCGTTGCGCTCCTGTTCTACCTGCTTACGTGCTACATAGAGCTTGCCATACACATCACGCTCGTTATTCTGCACCTTGACAAAGCTCTCCCCGATCTTCCAGCAGATGACCTTCAGTTCTGCATTCCAGGGGCGTTTCTGGCCTTTCTCCCAGTTCGCATTGGGGTTCAGTCCGGCAAAGCTCCAGATGTGCCCGACCGTTGGGGCTTTCGTGATGTCGATATGAGCCAAGAGGCCAGCGGCCAGCACAGGCCCGATACCGACGATAGAGCGTGCCCATTTGCCGACGACATTCGATTTGCTGTAGCTGTCTAGGGCTCGCTGGATATTGTTCTCTAGCCCTTCGGCATTGGTATGCATCCAGCGTATGAGGTCGTGCGGTTCGCCTGATTCCGACAAGGCGCGTATCTGATTGCCAAAGCGGATACGGTAATTCTGAATCTGGTAGTAGGCATCTACGAGATAACGGGCTTCATCTGCTGATAAGGTCTGAGCAGCGTGCTTCAAATCCTTATCAAGCTTTACAAATGGTTCCAATTGTACTGTATCTAACATTGGTTACTTACTCCTATTTTCTATTATCAGCTTGCCTTGCCTCTCTGCCCATAGCGCGACTCTTTATAGAGCGTAGCTATGGGCCCATGCTCGGTATCCTCGAGGTCTTTGTCCTCTGGCTCTTCGTCTATCGGTTCGACGTCGAGCAGGAACCTATCGGCTTGCACCTCTTCCGTCGATGGCATGAAATGTAGGGTTGTCTTGCGCAACTTGACCGTGGGTAGCTTCTGCGTGCGGATCATGCTTGCAATGCGCCCCGTCTCCGCAAGGTGGTGTACCTGCTGCGTCGGGTCGGTCGTCTTGCCAGGCGGCTCGTAGGTACTCGGTGGCTGTGGCTGTGGAGGCGACAGCAGGCGTGGTGTGCGTCTCTGGGCTAGCTCCTTGCTATACTCGATCAATTCCTGCTCAGATGGCTGCTCTGACGGCTTCAAGCGGTCAAGCAACCAGTAGAGGGCGGTACGAATGGCGGCACTGACATTCACATGTTTCATGGTATTTGTTCTCCTGGTTCATCTGGAATCTGACGGATAACCTCACCTGTCAACGGCGAAGTCTCAAAGACAAGTGTGTCATGAGACACAAAGCGCAGAGAGCCTTGTGCAACTGCTGCTTCTAAGATGTCATCGAGTGGGATATGTGTGTGAATGATTTCCTCGCCATTCTTATCAATCTCCACATGATCAATCATGACATGCAGGCAAGGAATGCCGTTGTGCTCAACAACCTGAAATCGATAATCGCTCATGCTTCCTCCTGCTGATGTGCTTGTGTGTCCTTGCGCACGCGCTTGATGGGCACGGTTTTACGCTGCTCTGCTGTCTGAGTGCGCACGGTGGCCTGCTCTGCAAGCTGGGCACGCATGGCGGCCTGGACTTTTATCAGGTCGCTATTGATCTCTTCCAGGTCTCTGTTCTGCGCTCTGATCTCATCGACCTTGACGCTCAGGTGATCGATGGTCTTCTGCTTGAACTCGTTCTCCTGGGCCAGCCTGGTTATCATCTCATCGCGTGCTTTAATGCGTAAGTAAAGATCGGCATTCTCAGCTTTCAGCGCCTCCTTGCCTGCAATGGCTACTTCTAACTCTCGCTGCGCCCCCTCGGCATCTCGGATTGCTGCATCCTTCTTTCGCGCCTGCCGATTGCTGTCCACAATGGCGAGATAGGCGATGATGGCAAGCACTGCGATGATGCCGCCTGCCCCGATGAGAATAAGTACATCGATCATGATTGTGTCTCCTTTGCTTTTGCCCTGTCTCGGGCGAGTTGTTGGCGGTAGCGTTCCAGCAACAGGTCTTGCATCTGCATGAGCCGGTGCGAGAGTTCCAAGGCATCGCCTACGGTGAGCGTGGCCTGGATACTCCCGTCAACGTCCAGGATTTGAACACAATCATCCGCAGTTAATCGAATGTCCCCTAATAGCATGGTAAATCCCTCTTTTCTTTCAGCTTCTGCTATCTGTGTCATCGCCTTTGCGCGCAATTCTCCCGTGAGACTCTCTGCCATTGCCCGCGCAAGGCGCAATTCGGCACCGCGCATATCTTTACCCCAGTGTTCATTCAGTTGGAGCAGTTCACGTGGTGAATTGAGTCCGAGTAGATGATAGATCCAATCAAACATCTCTCTCGTTGCCTCCTTGCAATTCGCGGCGGATCTTCGGTGCCCATTTCTTCACCGTGCTATAGCCCACCTGGGCTTGCAAGGATATAGCCTTATAGCTTTTCTCTCTCCCGCCAGGCATAGCCATGATGGCCATGATAGCCTCGTACTCCTGGCTATGGGCAGGTGCTGGCAGGGCTACGAGTTGAGGGCTGGTTACTTGTGTAACGGTCACTTCTGGCATGGCCACCATAGCCTTGGGTGTGGACTTTGGCGTAGCTTTCTTGGGGGCATCCTGGCTATGACGCTTGCGGCTAAAGAGCATGGCCAGTGTAGCCGTGACCACGAGTAGGCCAGCACGAAAGTGAGTGAAGATGGCTACAGGGATACCGAGCGTGGCCATGACTCCAACGCTACTCGCTATCCCATTCACCTGTTGAAACAGGACAATATCATTCATGATAAAGGCTACGACCACCATAGCCAATCCCACGATGGCCAGCCCCACGAACCGTAGCCATGGCCACACCTTTTTCTCATGGCTATGGCCAAGAATGCGTAGCCACACGGCAAACCATAGCCCATCGATGGCCAGCACCTGGGCTATAGCCCACGGAATTTCAAACCATATTTGCGTGGCCAACCGGCCTGATAGGTAGATATCCACACCCGTCATGAGCATACCCACGAGTACGAGCAGGGGCGATAACTCGATAGCGAAATCAGAGAACCACACCTTGAAATTGTGCAGGCCATCATTGATAACGTCACCATCAAATTTCATACTTATTCCTTTCATACTTATTCCTTTCTAGCGTTGCCGTCCAGTGGCTTCCACATTGAATAGCGGCTCGCCCACTTCGCGGAACGCCTCAATCCATTTGCGCTCAGCATCTCTCGCTTCCCGCTCGTCCTCGCAGACTTCTAGCGTGCGGCAATACGGGATCATGCCAACCGCACGCATCTCGTCTATCCAGAGGTTTTTCTCTCGATTCACTTCCCTGTTCGTGATGTGTGCAGAGTAGCGTGCAACGAGATCATTCGTCATGCCGACATAGCGAATAGCTGTCATCCGTTGGTCAATCAACGCATACACCATATATGTACTCATTTCACCCCCTGCTTGCTCCCCCTAGAATAAAAAACACACCTCCCTGAAAGGGACACATGCCCGAAATGATAATTGAGCGTCGTACGACAGGTTTTAGCCTCAAAATGCATGCTCTCTGTCTGCAATCAGACAACCGATGTAGACAATTCTACACGGGTATCGGCAATCACATATCTGCGTCGGTACTGTCAACGGTCTTTTTATTCCATTCGGGACGATAGAGGCTGAGCACTTGCTGTATCCGATGATAGCTCACCTTGTAATCTTTCAGGTGTTTTTCGATGGCTCGCCCGCTCAGCCCCTGATCGAAATCGGCCAGGATCATTTCGGTCGCGTCGGCAGGGGCTGCAATCTGCGCTGGGAATGTGCGGTTCTCGTTCACCATGACCGTCCCCTGGAATTGATACTTCCCATCCTGATCTTCGTACAGGATGTAGTTCTCGGTGGCATACACGACCTTACGTTCTAATTTCGCGCGGCTCTGGATCGCCTGGTCGAGTTCTAGTTCTGTGTTCGTGGCACTCCACTGACGCTTGGTATAGAAAAAAAGGAGAGCCCAGCCTGCCACGAACGCGCCAATAAAGGAGATGATCACCAATGTCTTCACCAGTTCCAGGTTGAGCCATGCCACAAAGAGAATAGCAGCAGTGATGAGGATGCAGAAGAAAATGGCGAGGATTTTGAAGCCCGAGCCAGTCTCCACCTGAATCCGGTTATGGGACGCCGTTTCGTTACTGGTGTTCTCATGCCCCCGAATGACTTTCTTATACGATGCCATACAATTGCCCCCGCTATCAGGCTACTTGCACGTTCTACAAGTAATCCTGTATACGATTACCTACAGGGTTTAAGCCTGGTGTGCTTTCAACATGCCAGGCTTTCTACTTCATCTTCTCCCAGAGCAGCGCGCTCATCTCGTCTGCATCCTGCTGTGATTGCCGGTGCAACTCCTGGTAGAAGCCAAGCTTGTCCCCGAAGTACGCTTTGCACGCCTGCCTGAAGCTGCTCACCACGACAGCATTGACCACGATGAAGACGGCTAATCCCCACACAGTCCAGGCGAGCACTGTAACCGCCGGGGTGATAAATGCGATAAATCCCATACAATTCTCCTTTCTCTTCTCTGATATAGCTAGAAGCCTCTGAGATGACCGTGGTGTTTCGAAATGCCTCTCGCTGCTATCACTTGTAGCAGCGTCTCAAAAAAGGCTTCTCATTGCGTCAAACGCACATCACATCTACAGGTCATCATACGGCATCGTTTCCTTGTGCTGTATCAACCACAGTCCCGTCTGGTACAGCTCCATTTGCTCAGCGTCGAACGTCTCAATGCCCGATGGCTCGTCTTTCGGCTGTGGCGTCTGCCTGCTATCCTGTCGCGTGGCTAAGATGCCTACGACGAGGCACAGCGTGATATAGGCCAGCGTAAAGACCGTGCAGCCGATGTTGATCATGACATCACGGCTCATATTTGTACCTCCTCGACTCCCTTGAGGCCGTAGCGCGCGCTCACCAGATCGATCTCCTTGCGCAGTTTCACCGCAGCCCAGTAGGCGTTGGCTTGTTGGCGCTTGTATGCAGGGCCGCGCTCGTGTGCCTGCGTTGCGACTTCCAGAATCATCAACTCGCCCGCAAACTTCTCGTGCGCGGTTCGCAGATTGGCGAGGGCTTGCTCAGCTTTCATGATGCGCTCCTTTGCTGCGGCTTGTTCCACTGGATCTCGATGCGCACGGCGTCCATGCAGTGCTTGCACCCTGGGACGATCTTCTGATGTGGACAGCGCTTGTCCCCGAAGCGGCGCCAGAGTTGTACGGTCCTCGCCTCTACTTTGGCCGGGCGTAGATCACGGCTATAATTCCTTGGCATGGTTCCCTCCTTATTCAAACGTAACGGTAGGGTGTCCTACCCGATGGCGGCCCAGTACGCGCGCAAGCGGTACGTACCGCTCATGGCTGGTGTTGTCCAGGATGATCACGCAGCGGCCCAACTCCGGCGTGTCGCGCCAGCCGACGCATGTACCACGGGCGGCTACGATGCCGTGGAGAAAGTCCAGCACATCGCCGATGCGGATCGCCTGTAGTTTCTCGTCCATCATTCCTCCTCTATGCTGATTGTTGCGCTAGTAGTTCTTGCCAGCGCTCAATGCGCTTCCACGCGAGTTGCCTGCGCTCCTTGTTGCGAGAGAGCCGCCGCCACGCCAGTTCGCCATGCCGCACACGGTCGGTGTCGCTCAGGATCAGGTATGGATAGTGATGGTCACGACCCCAAGCTAATAATGATTCTCTCGTCTTTCTCATCTATGCCACCGACCCACTTAAATCACCACCAGACCATATAGGTGCTGGTGATCCGTGATACTCAAAGTTTTTGTGATCAGTGACAGAGGCAAAGAGCGCGAGATTTTCTACTCTATTATCGGTTGAGTCATGATTGATGTGATGCACGTTCTCGGAACGTTGCAATGACCGCCCTATGGCTTGCGCCACAATCAATCTATGCTCTGGTACGAGACCATCTGATCGTGCCATGTCCATATACTCCTTTGGGCAATGGACATACCTTACTCCCTTATAGCTTCCCTTTTTCTTATAAAGAGTGATGCCGCCCTTCCAGAAATTGCTATTTGGCCCACTTACTCTCTCACGATGAGCTTCGATAGTCTCTTCTGTCCAATTCTTTCTACCTTTTCCCGCATATGGAATCAGCTTCTGACTAGCTACCAATCCATGACACCGACGCGAGCAATAGAAATGCTCATTATTCATCCATGCCTTTGGTCTCCATACCTCTTTACCGCATTGGTCACAAACTTTTAAAATCATCCCACTGCGCTGTTCTGGCGGATGCACCTGAGCAGACCTAGAACGAGCAAGTAGTTGCCCCTTACATGCAGATGAACATGTAACCATTCTCTGTCTTTGCTTTGAAGTAGAGCAGTAGAACAAAGCAGAGCAAACTTTACAGAGTTTCCACGAGGGATTTTTCATCGGGATCGGCGTCTTACCCCGATAGGAAATTTCCATCTCATTCAGCTTCATAACAAGTATGCCAGGGGGTAAATCACTCTGTACAATCTGAGTTAGAACATCTGACGGGATTGATGTAGCTTTACTAGGGTTTGCCATTGCGCTCTTTTTCTCCTTCCTGTAAGCGTCTAAGCTCAGCAGCTAGTAGCCGCTCAAGTACTGCTAACATCGTTTCACCCGTCATTGCGGCAATGATCTTCAATTGCCGCAGGCTCTCCCGCTTGATTTTGGTAGTAATAATATCTTTGTCCATAGGTGTATTTTAACACCTTTTACACCTTGTGTCAATCTCCCATGCGCCTTAGCCCAGGCCAGCAGGTCGGCTTTCGTGTATCTCATTGCGGTGCCTCCGCATCATCCAGGTTGTAAAAGCGCGTGCGTTTGCCAATGAACCGCAGAGGAAACTCGCCCACATCTCCATCACGCTGCTTGGCCACGATGATATCAGCCAGGCCCGGACGATCTGACTTTGATTTGCCATCCTTATCGAAGCCTGCATAATACTCGTCGCGGTAGACAAACATCACCACGTCCGCATCCTGCTCCAAGGAGCCGCTGTCCCTCAAATCGGCAAGCTGTGGTATCTTGATTTGCCGTTCCTCCACCTTGCGTGAAAGTTGCGCCATTGCGAGCACTGGGCAATCAAAGTGCTTGGCCAGGCGTTTAAGTCCACGGCTGATCTGTGTGATCTCCTGCACGCGGTTCTCATAGTGCGGCTTGCTACCCTCGTCGGGTGGCTCCATCAGTTGCAGGTAGTCCACCACGATCAGGTCTACTTTCTCGCGCTTCCTGATTTGCAGGCGCTGCACCTTGCTCCTGATCGAGACAACCGGGCTGCCTGAGGTATCATCGATAGAGATGGGCAAGGCTGCCAGATGATCCTGAGCTGCGACAACGGCATCCCACTCATCTTCCTCGATCCAGCCGTTGCGCAGGCGTTGTGTCGGTATCCCCGTCAGCATGGAGATAAGCCGGTTGCCCAGTTGCCGCCTGCCCATTTCCAGGCTAAAGACAGCAACGCGCTTGCCACGCCTGGCTGCGTAGTAGGCAATGTTCATTCCTAGTGCCGTCTTACCCATCGATGGCCGGGCGGCAATGAGCACGAGGTTGGCAGGCTGCAAGCCACCTAGCATCGCGTCCATGTCCTTGTAGCCGGTTGGCACGCCTACGACCATATGGCGGCGCTGGTGCGCCTTGTCGATGTCGTTGCGGCACTCAGACATGATATCTGAGAGGTCGATCAGGTCTGCATCCTCATCGGTAAGAGGCACGCCCAGGTCAAAGATCAACTGCTCTGCTTTCTCACAGGCGTGCTCGTCCTCTGCGAGTGCGAGGGCCGCAATCTTGCCCGCGGCAAAGAACAGGTGGCGCATCTTCCACTTGTCCACAATCACCCGGCCATGTGGCTCGACATAGACGGTCGTGGGCACTTCTCCCGCGAGGTCGTACAAGAGCGAGCCGTTGTCGATGTCGTCCAGGCGGCCAAGCTTGCTGAACGCCTCTTCGATGGCCAGGAAGTCAATGGCTCGCCCTGACTCCGAGAGAGAGAGCATCACCTGATAAATCGCGCCGTGGATGTCCCGGTAGAAGTGTTCAGGCTTGAGAAAGTCAGCGACGTAGGCGATAGACTGTGGCGAGAAGAGAATGCTTCCCAGGACATCCCGCTCAGCGGCAATGCTGTAGGGTACGGTCTTTTCCATGTTAGTAGCCTCCCTGTGCTGCATATTTTTCGCGCTGTGCTGCTAACTCTTCCGATTTGTTGCGATACATGGTTGTGACGTTAGCTGGGGCAGGGGCTTTGCCGTTTTGTGGCGGAGTATCGCGTGTTGAGGTCAGCCCCGGAATCATCTCGTGAAATTTCTTGAGGTTGAACTGCTGGACGTAGAACAAGGGCATTGCTTTGAGAGCAGCAGTCAGCGTCTCATCGGATACCTGATCTTCTAGCAAGTTCTGCATGCCCTTGGTATTGTTGTCCGATTTGCGCTGCGTGGCCATGAATTTTGTCTTCAGTTCACGCTCGACGATGGCCCATATCTCTTTGGCGCGGCGCTCATTCTGCTTCTCAATCTGCTTTGCCGTGAGCGCCAGCGCTGGCAACTCTTCCCGCGCGCCCGCCTGCGCAGTGCCCCTCGCAACACTCGCAGGCGGCGCTACGTCAGGTGTCCCATTCACCTGACTTTGAGGAGGTGGTGTTTGCTTGGAGGGGAGCTTGATCTTTGGTGCTATCACCTTTTCGGTAAGCATCTCCTGAGTGATAGCCGGGTGCTCACCAGTGATTTTCTTGCGTTCAGCAAATGCTGAGAGAGAGGCGGGCGCATTACTCTCTTCTTCCGTAATCACTGATTCGGTAATCACTGTATTGTAATCATTGGTATTGCTTGTCGGTTTTTCAGCATTGGATTGTTGGTTTTCCGACGTGGATTGTTGCCTTTCCGACATTCCATTGTCGGTATTCCAACTTTCCATTGTTGTTTTTTCGACAATCGGAGGAAGTGCATCTATAGCGGCTTGAATGACTTCCTGCTCTACCAAATATTGCCGTGTCTGGTCAAGCGGCATCTTTGGGTTTTTACGCCGCTGGATGAACTTTTTCTCTTCTAGGAGATCGAGAGCCGCTTTGATTGTTGTACGGTGTGGGGGCTTCATCCCAGGCTTATCAAACATCATATCTTCTTGGAAGTCCTCATGGGTCTTCCATACCCAGAGGTTTTTATCCTTTTTTGCGATCTTGATGTCAGTCCAGTACACCAGGATAGCCAGGAGCATAGCCGCTAACATATTGCCATCACAGATTTCCAGGAAATCTTCATAAAGGATAGCAATGCGGCTCTTTCGTCGGAGGCGAATGCATGATGTTCTCACACTGCCACCTCGCTCTCCCACATGTTCACCTGCACGCAGGCGATACGTTTCTGTGCCAGGGCGACGTAATCAGGGCTCAATTCAATCCCAAGCCAGTGTCGAGCGTGCTGGATAGCGACAAGCGCCACCGTGCCGGAGCCCATAAACGGGTCGAGCACGATGCAGCGGCCCGTGCCCTCGTTGGTGCAGGTGCAGGTAGGTTGCCAGCCTGTAGTTATGGGTGCTGGAGGTCCTTCCAATCCCATTGCACGATAGGCTTGTCTGGAGCCTGATAGCGGCCCTCCTTGCATGGTCTTATCAAACTTTGTGGCACTCGGAGCCTTACCGAATTGAATACGCTCAGTCACCCGTTCCCACGGTGCGCCGCAGTGCTCACAGGCGCGCGGTGCTGTGCCTGCCAGGATCATCGGCTCGATGAGCTTTGGCGGGAAGGTGGCGAAGTGCGCACCTTCATAATTATGGGTTGAGACAGACCATACAGAGCGTTTGTTACGCCCTAGAGGATGAGCGCCGTATGTTGTGGCTTCACCCTGTATCCTTGTTATTTCCAATCCTATGTGTGTCTTTGGTGGTTTGCGCTCCGGTGTTGCGGTTCCCCACTTTTCTATATGCGCAAGGCTTACAGGTTCTCGAATCGCATCAGCATCGTAGTAATATTTCTCGCTCTTCGCCAGCAGGAAGACGTACTCATGCGAGGTCGTGGGCCTGTCCTCGACGCTCTCCGGCATGCAGTTGGGCTTGTGCCAGATGATCTGAGAGCGCAAATACCAGCCATCGCTTTGTAGCGCAATGGCGAGCCGCGCAGGGATCATCATGAGGTCTTTGGGCTTGTACCCCCGGGGAGTCAGGCCCTTGTTCATATAGGTCGGTTGCCAGTTCTCGCTACGCTTCTCTTCAGATTGCCCGCCCTTGCCACTACCAGCGTAGCTATCACCGATGTTGAGCCAGAGCGTCCCATCCGGGCGTAGCACCCTGCGCCCCTCACGGAACACGGCTACGAGCTTGTCTATATAGGCTTGTGGCGTCTCTTCCAGGCCAATCTGCCCGGTAACGCCGTAATCTCTCAAACCGAAGTAAGGCGGTGAAGTTATCACCGTTTGCACATAGTCATTGGGTAGCTGCTTGAGTCGTTCAAGCACATCCCCCTGGATAATCGTGTTAATCATTCGTTCGTTCCTTTTCTGTCCGTCTCCCGACGGTCATCTAACTTTCTCAATCATCCCCGCCACACTTGCGCTTGTAGCACATCGGTGCTATAATGCAAGAAAGCAGGGAAACCGGGAAATTTCATGCAAACCTCTGGTAAGGCAGCCGTTCGCAGCGGCTGTTTTATTTTGTGCCTGGCACCTCCTTTGGCGGTTCACTCTTGCCCGCCTCGGCTCGCAACTGCTCAGCATTGCGCAAGCACCAGTCCATGATGTCGAGCAGGTCTTGCGCGTTCACGAGGATCCAATGTGCGTTCTCTTCCTCAGTTTCGTACAGGCGATACCAGCCTGGCTGTACGACCCGTTTGTAGATCTTAATGCTCACCTGGCACCTCCTGCTCATCCTCGTACTCATCGTCCCAATCGGCATAGCGTGCCTGCTCTTCGTCATACCAGGCATCTTCCAGGCAATCGGTACAGATCACTGACTCAAAGTAGTCGAGGATGCAACCACACTTGGCACAGCACTCAGAGTCCATCAACCATATCGTTTCAATCATGTGGCACCTCCTTTGCTCTATCAAACTCCGGGTGAGCGACTTCAAAACGAGAGCATGCATCCCAGGATGCCCGGTGATCTGAACCCGCTCCCCGTGTATGCTCTCGCAGGTCACATTTCAAGTACGACCTGCCATGGTAGTAGTCATGTAGCAGGTGAACACAATTCCAGCAGTGTCTGCCTTCTGGATCAGGACCATATTTCGTCACACACGGGTTCACATTGGCGCAATGGAGACACAGCCACTTCTCACCGTTCCAATGCCATTGCGGCTTCTTGCAGGTCAAGCATTTATGTGGGACCGGAGGCGTTTCGCCAAAGACGATAGTACTCATCTCAATTCTCCCTGTTTTTCAGTTGGTATATCTCCGTCTCAGCATCCTTGATGCGCTGCATACTCTCCTGGATGCTCCACTGTTCATGCAGATAGCGTTGGATGTCGCGTATCATCATGCGATGCCCCAGAGTTGGTTCAAGTGCCTTAATTGCCAGGTCTACATATGTCATCAGTTGCTCTTGTGTGAGATCGCTCATGAGTTCTCCTGCTCTGCCTCGTTTCCTGGCTCAATCGGCTCAAGATGCCAGAATTTTCTATCGACATTCCAGCAGAACTCAAACCCCTGCTGGGCTGCCCAATTTTCCAGATTGAAAATGCTTTCCTCGACGCCATCCTCCGGCCAGGTGTCCGTCTCGTAGTGCTCTGCGCTGCGCTCTGAATAGGCGCCTACAGAAATGAGGCGCTGCAACTCTGTCCAGGTTTCAATTGCTTGTTCCTGTGTAAGTGGTTTTCGTTCTCTCATGATGATCTCTCCTGTTCTCCCCAGCCTTTGCCATCGCAACCCCAGCACAGCGGGAAGAATTGTTCGCCCGCCTCTTCCATGCCGCCATTACCGTGTGTCTCGCATACCCGATGCATACAGCCGATCATGCTGCACGTGATCGTTGCAGGCTCATAGCAACCTGGATAGTCACATATCCCTTGTTCATGCTGCTCGCTCATAATCTCTCCTGTCTCGCTGTCCAAACAGTGCAATGCTGCACTAAAGGCGCGGCTCAGCATGTTCACCCTCGCCCTCCTGCACCAGCTCCAACCTGCCGCGTGCGATCTCCGGCCTATACGTCTTGCCATCCTTCGAAGAGACAATCTCTACAATCAGATGACCGTAGCGCCGGCCTTGATCGATGACCGTGCCTTGTTCGCCATAAAAGGGACTCTCAGGACTTTTGACGCGCACATGATGGCCCCATCGTAACTGTGTTGCCATATCTCCTCCAATCTGTTACAATAAGCTCTGGTAAAATGTGATACACAATGGTACATCTTTTATAGAGTGTCTACTATTATTGCTGTACTCGCATCTACAGTTGTGCAAGAAGGATACTATGAATTATCCGCTGCTGCTGTGCTTGGCTTGACAAACAAGTACATATTAAGTATAATCTAGGCAACTAAGCCTCTTGGGATAGCAACTGAACAGTCGATGTCCATGAAGCCTCCGAAGCACTTAGTACAATCCCGAGTAGTCGCTGTCTTTGTTAGTCGGATGTGCAGCGGCTACTTCTTTTTATGGACGGCCTTTGCGTCTGATGAAGGATTTGACCTCCTCAAACTCTGGCCTCATCGCTACTTTCTCTAGTACATCGGCTTCCAGGATCGCGGTCACTTCATCCAAACCTTGCTGGTCAATTCCCAGGTTCCTGCAAATGATATCAACCACCTCGGGGAGCAAAAAGATTTTTTGCCCATAAGCATCGCGCATGATCCCGAGTAACATCTTTACATTGTCTCTCATGGCTGCTCTTCCTCTTGCTTCTTTATGAGTTCGGGCTGCTCGTAAACATTGCCGATGACAACCATCTCATTGTTCCGAAGGTTGTAGGTGTCGTGTACGCGGATACGCCACCCATCAATGATGGTGTCCCACACAACCACGCCGCGAAACTTATCAATCTGCACGATATCACCCTCGTAGACTTCCTGCCCCTTGTGATCGTGCCAGCCAGTAAACTGCCGGATGGCTTTAATCTCGCTCTGGTGAAGGGATCCCTTAGCACTGCCACCAACAACGTAGCCCTCAACCAGAAACACTTTTCCATCTTTAAGATCAAGCCATGTCACCTCATACATGAACTTGCCGTCCCATGCCTGAAACTTAATTGGTCTCATGGCTGCTCTTCCTCTTGCCTCTTCACCCTATGCCGGGCAATGTACTCATCCACATCACTTTGCAATATACGATACTGGCGTCTCACCCGGAATGCTCCCAGTTCTCCGCTTTCTATAAGTAACTTTACTGTTTTGCGATCAAGGTTGAGCAGGCTTGCTACCTCATCGATGGTGTAGATTTTTGCTTGTTCTGCCATTAGAGTTACCATAGCTTCTCCTGATGCATGTCCGTTTATGTACGATTATAGATAAGTACGAGTATGCATATACAGAACTTTAGCATATCCTCAAGGCTGTGTCAATACAATTACCTAGTTTATGAACAATCTGTAATCTTTCTTCACATTCCGGTTCATAATGTGTTGGCATTGCAGACGGAATGTAGGGAAAGATTACAGTTGCATTGCGAGATGATTTTTCCCTTGACGCTCGTGTCCTGATGATCTACACTCTCACTCGCGTCTCCGTACGATGCATCAAATTCAGGGTTGAAAGTGTGGTATCGAACATGCATTCCTTCCATTTTACGGTGGTTATACTTTATACTTGTTGTATACCCCTGCTCCACAGTAGCGCCGCCGATGTAGTCTTTCCCATTCACCGACCTGTCATCTATTATAGCCTGAGAGTCCGGCGTATGAACCTGAGCCTGCTGTGGGAGAACTGCATCGCTGCCTACCTCAAGGAGGTGTTTTACGCGCATTCGGGCAGCGCGCACACCATCAGGGATTACAGCGGCATCTTGCAGCGGTTCTTCAAGCACAGCGCCAAATCCCCTGAGCACTGCACGCGAGAAGACGTGATCGACTTCATCGCCATGCGCACTTCTCGTGGCACACCACCAAGCCACAACACGCGCAACTATCGCCTGAACGTGGTCCGTGGCTTCTACAAGTTTGCGGCCCGCTACACCGTCTACGATGGCTATGGGCAGCCCTACAAGCTGTTTGCTGGTGAGAACCCGGCCGAGGGCTTGCACAGGACGAAGGTCGAGGTCAGGCCACGCTATCTCACCGAGGAAGAGGTGCTCCGTTTCTTTGCGGCCATCCCACGTGATACCCTGCGCGGGCTGCGGGATCGAGCGCTTTTCCTGACCTACTTCCTCACGGCGCGCAGGCTCTCCGAGATTGCGAACCTCTTGTGGGGCGATATCGAATATGGCACGATCAGCGACGAGCAGGGGAACAGGCCGGGCTACCTCTATCATTGGGCGGGCAAGGGCAAAGGTGGACAGATGGATGCTGCCGAGCTGCCTGCGCCTGCCTATGACGCCATCGTGCTCTATCTCAAGGCATCGGGGCGCATGGCTACCATTGCAGCCGATGACCCGATCTTTATAGCCGTGCCCAATCCTAAAGGCGGCGGCTCACCTATCGATCCTTACAAGCGCCTCTGTGATGGCTCGATCCTGCGCCTGGCAAAAGAATATGCAGAGCGTGCGGGCATCGAGAAGCACAAGCGTAACGTCCACATCTGGCGGCACACGAGCGCAAAACATAGGCTCGACGGTGGTGAAAGCATCTTCTCACTGAAAGAAACCCTCCGGCATTCATCGCTCGACCTGACGTATCGTTATGCGCGTGCCATGCAGACGACAGGAGACAACGGCGCGGCGCTGCTCATGGGCAAGTTCGCTGACTTGTAGCTAGTCCTTTTGCTCCAAGATATACGTAAACAGAATGTGCTTTGTGTATGCTTCATGTGCGTTTCGATAGGCATCTACCCATGCATCACACATCTCTTCATCTGCCTCATCCTCATCGAATGCATATCCGATACTGGCAACATTATCAAGATATTCCCCTTTATGAAGCGCAAACCTACCCCGTACCGGACCCTCACCACCATAACTCACAACGAACCAAAGATCAGGATACCTCGAACTCACCTTTTCAAGAAAGATACGCGGGGCTTCCCATGCACATCTAAACTGGTAGGTTGCACATCCCTCTTCAAACTTTGGCTTCTTATGCCCAAATGCTCCCCATTTTATACCCCACGTCTCTCTTTCTAGGTCATAGCCATGAGATGAATACGGGAACTGGCTATAGCTTTCCGGTAGCGGAATGAGACGATCAAACTCAAAAACAGAGTTGGGTGGATTTGCAGCACTATCATAATTGATGTTTTCCTGTCCATCAGGAAAAGTTGGGAGATCACCCGTTGGTTTCCTTGCCCCTTTTGCTTGCCGTGTAAACTCTCCCAGGTCTTGATCTTTGCCCATAACTGAAAGATTGATGTCTATATAGTTTGGCATATCTCGTGCGCCTCTTAGTATAGCTAGTCGTAGTGGCTCATGGTTGTCTCAGCCTAGGGATTTCTCAAGATCAAGCATCCATATAGGTGCTGTGATATAGCCCTGTGTTGCCTCATGTATCCAGATGGAGAGACCACAGCAACACTCAAGCTCACGCCCATCGGGAAGAAACACGAGGTCCAAATCAAAGCCATACATCTGATGGTCCTCATGGCAGGAATCACAACAGCCCTTACTCGTCCAAAGTCCTGCTTCCACAAGGTCATGACAGTAGAGCGGGTAGTCTCGCCACTTCTTCGGTACTCGCTCACTGATAAGCTGCTCGCGTTGTTCTACCGTCAGGTCACTCCATCTCATTTTTACAATTGCCTTTCTCGCGCGTCTCATATTACAGAGCAGGGATGACGTGCAGCAGCAGCGTCACGCCCAGGTCTACCGCTACTCGGTGACCTTGATAGTCCACGGAACACTCCCGTCAATTTTCAGGTAGACATCGCCGCCCTGATGTTCCTGCGAAACACCTTTCGATGTAGCACCAGACGTACACGTTTCAGACAGAAGATCAATCAAGTTATTCTGGCTATCATAGATAGCAACATACATCGCTCCATCAACGCCGTAGTTATTCGTGGCGTCACAGGTCCAGGTGATTGTCCAGGTATCCGACACCGAGAACGTTTCAGTTGTCTTGCTCCCATCGCCGCTATAGGTATGTGCCGGCGCAGCCTGCGGAGGCGGTGTACTTGCTGGTGGACCACACTGAGAGCCGCAAGCACCGGCGGCTGGCGTGCCATTGCCAATCGCGTTAGCAGTTGCTACCTCCTGTGCATTCTGCGGGTTTTGTTGGGTATCACTTGTGGGCGTGTCAGTTACGGTTACCGTTGATGGGCTGTTGCTCGACGTTCCGCCTGCCGAGGTCGCGAAAGCGATTACAGCGATGAGTACGACCAGGGCTACGAGCCCGCCGCAGCCGATGGCAAAGAACTTGCCTTTGCCGCGCTTCTTGGGTGTAAGTGGCGGCGGAGCCTGTAGTTCGGTATACGATGGATACGGTTGTGTCTCATTCTGTTGTTGGTTGTCGGTTTGCATGATTAGTTTTCTTTCTCCCCGGCGAGCCAGGGCTTCTGTTTTGCTACTAGTTCACAGCTTTTTGCGAAAGATGACGGGGTGCCTCGCTGAGATTGAATCTGGTGAACCCGACTGGCGTTAATGCCAAAGAAATCGGCATACCGCTCTACAGGCCATTTCCAGATATCAAACCGGATAAGGTATATGGCTAGCTCTACTTCAGTGATTTTTGTCACCCGAAGATTGTACCCATGTGGATGGATAGTGTTCAGCATGCGCATCCAATAGATTTCTCTTCTCAGCATAGTTGACTCAGAGAAACCCTCTTCGATCTGCTCAATGGAGAAGTGGTTAATGCCATGCTCGTGCATATCACGATATAATGGCCTATCAATGCACCTTCTCGCATCTGCTTGATGTTGCTGCCAGCGCCTCTCAATGTCGATTGTACAGCCAATATACAGTTTAGGATTCACTGTATTGGCAATTTTATAGACGTAAAAGAGTTCACTCATGCTTCTGTGCTTCCTCTTGCTGACGCCTCAGATAGCAATCGACTTCCGATTGCGTAATCCTCCAGCGCTTCCCAACCATAAATCCCTTGAGTCGATCTGACTGCATGATGCGCCGGACAGTCCTCGTGCTTACTTTTAGCTGTTCAGCTACCTGCTCAATGGTGAGCAATGTCTCCGGCATGTATACCTCCTGTCCTTATTTGTCTTGTCATGTTCATAGTATATCAGCTTCTAACGAGTTTGTCAAGGTATGGCAAAAAGTGGCAAACTCGCATGCTTAACACTTGACAAATGGGGACAAATAGCTTATAATTAGAGTAGACAAGAGGGACAAACAAAAAGCCTGAGCCGAAGCCCAGGCGGTAGATCGGACGCCGGTACGTTTCACAGAGATCAGCGTCCGAACAAGTGAAAGGATTATACCATGAAGACCTATCAGATCACCAGAGACTCTCAGCCATTTACCGTTGTTGAAGTAAGCCATAAAGCGGCTATCCTAGCCTTTTACCACCTGGGGTTCCGTGATGTCACTTTCGATGAGGTAAAAGAGATCAAGAGCATGAAGACACAAGCAACCATCCAGAGCGCGGCTATCTACCGTGTCACCGATAAAGTCACCGGCGAGAAGTTCTTCCTGGTGAAGAGCGACAGTTGCAAGAATTGCTACCACGAAGTCAGATGGGACTCGGAGCGGTTGGCTTGGACCTGCAACGGCGAGCATTGCCAGTACCAGCGCGGCGGCACAAACTGTAAGCATGCTCGAGCGTGCAGCCAAGTGATGCAGGCACGCAGAGCCGCAGCGGTCCGGCTGCAAGCGATAGAAGAGCGCGTGGTAGCCAATCTGGCATCAGCCGCTCGACCCATCGATGAGCGCGGCAGCCTCAACGGGCAGCGCGGCTTCCAGTTGATGCGCTAATGGACGCCTGGGAGCGATTATACAGAGACGAGGAAGAGGCACTCCGCTTCTTCCTCCAAGAAGAATTTCAAGGAGATGCAGAGATGAGTTTCACGGATAGCGAAATCTGGGCTTATGCGAATACAATCCTAGGCGCACCCCAAGATATCATTGATGATCTAATTGCCAGCGAGTGCGACATTGCCGACGAGCAGGCTGCCCTGCAAGCCGCCTGGGACGAACTACAAGCCGTGCCGTCCTATATTGAGCGGGAAGCGAACCAGAAAGAGGTATATAATGACATTCAATCCTAACGAACACCTGAGCAAAATTAAGACGAAGCAGGGCATACAGGACTACCTCGCTGTGCAGTGGCGCCTGGTGTGGCTGCGCGATCAAGCCCCGGATGCAACGATTGAAACCGAACTGCTGCAACTGGACCTGGACCGCCAAGTTGCGGTGTTCAAGGCCGTCATTAGCAATGGCAACGCGATCGCGACAGGGCACGGCAGCGAGGCGGCGAAAGACTTCGCCGATTACATCGAAAAGGCTGAAACCAAGGCGGTAGGCCGGGCGCTGGCCGCGCTGGGCTATGGCACACAGTTTGCGCCCGAGTTTGACGAGGGTGAGCGCCTGGTCGATGCGCCGGTGGATCGCTCCCAGGCACAAGCCGCTGAAAAGCCGAAAGCCCACCCAGGTACTGAGCACCTGACGAACGGCGACGGCTCGCCAGCGTTCCCAGCAAAGGATGCCATGCCGCAGGCTCCAACGCTTACTGAGATTTGGGATCTGTTCAGTAAGCTCTACAAGCCTGAGCGCTGGGAGACGTTCAAGCAGATGGCCCTTGGACAAAAGGTAGCGAATGAGCAGCTGACCGAAGACGACCGGGTGAAGCTGTGGGACAAGCTGTCCAGCATCAAGCGCGCCACCAAGGGCAACGAGCAGCCTGCGGCGTAAGGAGGATAGCATGCAATGCGATATCTGCGAAGCTCCCTTGCTCGATTCCATCTGTCCTGTGTGTCAGGTGGAACGGCTGTGCAGCGAGTGCAGCCTACGGTATCCAGATTACCACATAGGTTTTCTGTGTTGTTGCACCTGCCACTCATTGCTCAAGAATACGGGTATGAGTGTTGAGCAGATACGGGCAGATCGCAAGGCGGGCAACCTGACAGGATTTAACTCAGTATGACGTGCAAACGCTCCTGATTACTTCCGTTTCACCAGGAGCGTTGCTTCTTGTCAATTATAGGGCACAAAACCTTTTTGAACCTTTAGTGTACCACATCTTGCAAGCCACGACATTCTAGGCTATACTACTGCTATACCATCTTCTTGTAGGTGACCCATGTATGCATGCGATACAGGTGAAATTCCCGCCGTCTGTGTTGGACAACTCAAGCATTTTGAGAATGTCCACACCGAGGATGTCAGTATGATTTCTCAACTCATCAGCTTCTTCAAGAAGATCGCAGGTGGCAATGGGAGCCTCCTGCTCCGCATCGTGCGGGGCAAGATCGAGGAATTTGAATCGACCTCGCGCATCCCGAACAAGAAGAGAAGCGCATAACCTAAGCGTTGATTAGCAGGCCGCTGTAGCACGAATACCGAGTAGGCCAGCCGCCCATTGCAGACCCTTTGAGTCCTCGACTCACTGGGTCTTTTTTATTGCTCGAATCAAACCATTCTCGACGCCAGCCAGTACGCGACATCGGAGGCACACATGGACATCGACATCCTGGGCACCTGGAGGCAGCTCCCACCGTGGCACAAAACCACCCTGCTCGCAGCTGCTGCTATCCTGCTAGGCTATAGCGGCGCCTACGTGTGGCTGCTCGCTCACTGAGGTGACACATGGCACAAACGCTAGAACAAAGGATCAAATCGGGATTGGCCCGTCACCAGTTCTCACTTGACGATTACCGTGACCATCCCGTCGATTGCCACCTGCATTGCTGGTGTGGCGACTCCCTGCTGATCGACTATTTCCACTTCGGGATGGGTGAGATGTCGCGAAGGCTTACCTCGTTCATCGCAAAGCACGAGGCGTGTAAGCCCAAGGAGCAGGTATGAACCTCCTAGAACGCATCAGCCTCCGCCTGCTCTACATCGCTGTACACAAGACGCCGCCGCTCAAGCGTACGCCTGATAGCAGAGCAACGCCACTAGGTCACAAATCGTACCGCGAGGTGAACCCGCAGGCATCGCTCGACGAGGGCGTGGAGCGCGCACGCAACCGCAGTTATGTGCCCTTTGGCGAGGAAATGAGCGATGCTGAGGACGAGGCGTTTTGGCGCGACCATCCCGAACTCGCCCGCTTTCGACATGTGCGAGGTGGCGAATGAGCGTGAACTACCCGTCTCGCAAGCGCAAGACTGACAACGCTAGGGGTGAAACGACCCGTGATGTCAACGCGGCTACCAGGGTGCAGCAGGCGCTCAAGCTCAAAGTGCAGGGTCACAACTGGGACGAGGTGGCAGCGCAAGCAGGCTATCAATCACGCGGCGCTGCTCACCATGCGGTTATGCGCGAGCTGGACCGCTGCATCACGCATGACGTGACCGAGTTGCGCGACCAGCAGTTGTACATGCTGACGCAGATACAGGCGCGGTGCTACAAGGCCGCGATGGATGAGAAAGACCCGAACTGGTACTGGGCTGCTGACAGGGTTGCCAACTATAGCAAGCGTATCTCTGAGCTGATGGGTCTGGATATCCCGGTAGAGCAGACGATCAACAACAACTTCACCGTTGTGCGTGAAGTGCCTGCTGGCTGGCTGGCTCCCGTGGAGGCACAAACGACATGACAGTAGCCGCGCCCGCCAAGCCTGAACTGCGTATTCCCGCGCCCGAACTGCGCGGCGCGGTGCTTGAACTCGGGCGCTGTCATGACACGGAGGTGGGCATCGATGGACCAGCAGGAACCGGCAAAACCTTTGGTATTCTGTTCTACATCCATGTACTCTTGCTCATGTTCCCTGGGGCCAAGGCACTCGTCACGCGCCGCTACAATACGGATCTGGCTGGCTCTGCTATGGCAACCTACCAGAACGACGTACTCCATGAGAGCGAGGGCGTGCGTTACTTCGGTGGTTCTCGGGTCAAGCCACCTGGCTACATCTACCCCAACGGCTCCTTCCTGGCTGTCTCAGGACTTGATCGACCATCCCGCTTGAAGTCGTTTGAGTGCGACATCATCTACATCAACGAAGCGACCGAGATCGAGATCGAGCATCTGGAGTACGCGCGTATGCGTTTGCGTAGAGGCGTCTTGCCCTGGCAGCAGATCGTGATGGACTTCAACCCCGATGCGCCGACGCACTGGCTCAACCAGCGCATGAACGAGGGCAGAACGACACGGCTGCTCTCTCGCTACGAAGACAATCCGCGCTACTGGGATAGCAGGACAAATGATTGGACCGAGGACGGACGCCGCTACGTCCTCGGTGTCCTGGAGGGATTGACTGGCGTGCGCTATGCCCGCTACAGGCTGGGCTTGTGGGCTGCTGCTGAAGGGACCGTGTATGAGGACTCGTGGGACGCCAGGTACAACGTCGTCGACACATGGTTGGGCTATGATAGGCAGCACATCCCTGCAGAATGGCCTCGTTTTCATGGCGTTGACTTCGGCTTCACCAACCCATTTGCGTACTTATGGTCAGCGATTGACCCCGATGGCCGCATTGTCATTTACCGGCAAATCTACCGCACCAAGAAACTTGTTGAAGACCACGCGGCAGATATCAATGCCGCTTCAGGATGGTTCAACCGATTGCCAAGAGAAGACTACCGCTACAAAGACCAACCCGCGTCATGGGCTGACCCGTTGCCACGCGAGATCATCTGTGACCACGATGCGGAGGGCAAAGCTGTACTCGAGCGCCATCTCGGGCTGCGTACCATGAACGCACACAAAAATGTGCTTGACGGTATTCAGGCGACAGCCGCACGCATGAAACGTGCTGGCGATGGCAAGCCGCGCCTTGTGGTCATGCGCGGCTCGTTGGTAGAGCATGACCAGGAGCTCGCGCAGCAAAAGAAGCCGACCTGTCTGCAAGAAGAGCCGGACGTGTATGTGTGGAAAGTGGGGCCAGATGGGAAGCCGCTCGCAAAGGAAGCGCCGGTCAAAGAGTACGACCACGGCTTAGACCCGGCGCGCTATCTTGTCGCACGCTTCGACTTGAAGCCGCTCAGCGTTGGCTATAGCCAAAGGGTGTATTAGGAGGCGCATTGTGAGCGAACAGAAACGACTCATCCCAGACTTGCCACCAGAAGGCAGTATGAAAGCCGTACTAGGGACGCTTGCCTGGCAAAACCTGATACGTTACAGCGAGGCATTCCCGCCACAATCCATCACCATAGAGGTGAAGCACGGTGAGTACGTCTATCGTGGCACGGCGTATCTGGTAGATGATGGTAAGGAAACGGCCGTACCCGTGAGCGTTGCGCCGCCGTCACAAGGCGAGTGCGAAGAGTGTGACGGCCCTTGCCGATGGGAATATGCCGACAGATACGGCGAGGAGAATGAGTCATGACACAAACGATGCTACCCCCCGCGACGGTATCCAGCACACAGCCAGTCCAGCCCGTCTACGAGATCACGGAAGCTGACAAGCGCCGCCAAAAGAAGATAGCCGAGGCGTGGCGTGCCTACAACGACGAGTTGGACAAGCCGCTTGTGCCGATGGATGGCGAGCCCGACGATAACGTGATGTCCAACCGCTGCCAACCCGTGGTTGACGCAGGCATCGACTTCCTCTTCGGGCTTGAACTGGATATCAGCGTGGGGAAGGCGGCGCCGCAAGAAGCACAGGACTTCCTGAACAAAACGTGGGGTACCAAGGAAGAGCGTATCCCACTCTTGCAGGAATGGGCGATGAATGGCGCGCTTGCTGGCCAGGGCTTCCTGCGCATCGTGCCTGACGATGACGGCGGCTTTGAGATCGTCAATATTGACCCGTCTACCGTGTTCGTGCAGACCGCGCCGCAGGACTGCAATCGTGTGCTCTTATTTTGCATTCAGTACAGCACGATAGAGAAGATCAACGGCATACCGCGTGAGGTGTTCTACCGCGAAGAAATCGCGGGCAACTATCCAACCCCTGGTCCAGGCAGGCGGGCAAAGCAAGCGACCTCGTGGACCGTCCAGCACTGGACGCAGATCGGTACCACCGGCATACAGCCCAAGCTGACGGGCTGGACACCTGCAGGCCCGCCGATTGAGTGGCCCTATTCGTTCCCGCCGCTTTTTGGCAACAAGAACCTGCCGAACTCCAATTCGTATTGGGGGCGGCCTGACATCACGCCGGGACTGATTGGCCTCAACAACGCGCTGAACCTGACGAACTCCTGCGCCAATCGCACGCTGAAGATCTTCGGCTCGCCTATCTTGTGGGGTACAGGTGCGGCTGAGTCGTCTATCGCTATCCAACCGGGGCGCATCCTGATGCTCGCTGACGGGGCCAAGGTCGATGCCGTGAAGATCGCTGCCGACATCCCTAGCTCTATCCAGTTCGCAGCCGACCTGCGCTCCGACATCGACGAACTCAGCCATGTGCCAGGCGTGGCAACCGGGCGTATCAGCACCATGCCGCGCGGCAATCTCTCAGGCGTGGCGATAGAACTCCTGTTCATGCCCTTAAATAAAAAGACCGACACGAAGCAATGCACCTATGGCGGGACGATCATCGAGATAAGCAAGGCGTTGCTTGTGCTCAATGGCTTGAGCGGTGACATCGAGATCACGCTGGCGTGGCAGAACCCCATCCCACATGACGATCTGCCAGGTGTGCAGACGGCGGTCGCGAAGAAAGAGTTGGGTGTGACGAATACCACGTTACTCCGCCAAATCGGGGAAGATCCTGAAGAAGAGGCGAAGCTCGCCACGTCTGAAACGGAACTGATCCTGGCGGGTCAAACGGTGTCGAACCTGCCGCCGGAAGCCCCTGGGACACCAGCGCTCCCAGGCCAACCATTGCCAGCACAACCAAAGCAGCAGCAGGGCGGGCAGCCGCCACAGAAAGGAAGGTGATCTATGGCACAAGCAATGATTGATGCATTAGTAGCCCATCTGCAAGCAAAGGGATTTGAAGCCAGGCCGACCACGTATGCAGGATCGGAACTCCTTGAGGCAAAGAAGGGCGGGCATACATTCCACTGGGACGTGCTCCTGCTTTCTGCGCTACCCGCAGAAGAGGCGCTGGCCGTTGTGGATAGTCTCGTGGAAGGAAAGTGATCTATGGCAGTTCTCAACGCGAAACAACGCAAGCGCAGCGCCACCATCGTGGTGAATGGGCAAGCCAAGTTCCCTATGCCCGATAAGGCGCACGCACGCAACGCCCTGGCAAGGCTCAATCAGGCGAAGCCACCTTTAACTGCGGCACAGAAGGCCAAAGTGCGGGCACGAGCCAACAGAATACTCGGGAAGAAGAGCGCGTGATGGTTCCACTCACAAGAACGCTATTCCGGCGAGTGGAACAATTGACATCAAGATAAGTGAGGTTATCTTGATGTCAAGCTCATGACCCGTCATCTTGACAACAGCACAAAGGATAAGGTATAGTTATGACACAGACACCACCGGCAACGCCCCAGGCGGGCAATGCTGGTAACGAACCCCAGCCCCAGGCGGGCGCAACTACCACTACACCTACACCCCAGGCGGGCAGCGGTAAAACACCAGAAGACTATGAGCGCATGCTCGCTGAACTGCGCCGTGAGAACGCCGGTCATCGCACCAAGCTCAAGAAATTTGAGGATGAGGAAGCAGTGCGCACCCAGGCGCAAATGAGCGAACTGGAGAAGGCGCAAAAGCAGGCCGCTGACTTGCAAGAGCAGCACGAAGCACTCGCGGCTGAACTCTATGAGGCGCGAGTGCGTCAGGACGTGGCCGACAGAATCGGCAAATTCAACTTTATCCCGAGTGCTCGGACGATTGCAACGCTCTTGCTTGCTGACGATGGCGCCATTGAGTTTGAGGACGGCCATCCGACCAACATTGAGAAGTTGCTTGAGAAGCTCGCTAAAGCGGAGCCCGAACTCGTGAAACCGCTGCCTGCCGCACCAGGGACATCTGGCAATCCGGCGCTCCCGGCCATGAATCCGGGGCGTAGCAGCATTCAATCACCGGGCGCAACGATACCGGGCCGCATACCGCGCTTAGAGGATATTCCCTGGAAGCGCTGAACAACTGAACAACTAAACTATCTCGCTACTGTCGGGATGACAGAAGAAAGAGAGAGTCCCTATGGCTATAGGCTCAGGGACATTCACACTAGCCGACTACGCGCTGTACTCGAATCAGCCGGCAGTCCAGGCAGTAAGCATGTCCCTTATCGATTACGGCAATGTCCTCCAGGACATACCGATGGTGACCAAGCAGACGCTGCAAGCCAACGGTGTACGCTTTGAGGGCAACCTGCCCGTCATCAACTGGTCGCCACTCAACGCTGAGGGTGTCACGGTACATGCTCAGCCAACCCCCTACCAAGAGCAAGCCTATCTGATGCGCAACTATGTCGATGTCGATAAGTACATCGTCCTGGATCAGAACGCCATCACCGACACCCGCGCATCACAGGCAAAAGCGGTGCTCAAAGCCCTCACCTATGATGTCAATTTCAAATTCTTCAAGAATGCGCACGACGGCACCGGCGACCCTAACGCGCCGGTCGGTCTGCGTGCGCGCATTGACGATGCGGCAGGCGCCAACAAGTTCGGGGTAAGGCCAGAAAACAAGATCGACTGTGGCGGGGCAACCGCCGACATCTCACAGGCGGGCATCAGCGCCGCGAAAGGCAACGCCTTCCTTGAAATGCTCGACCTCCTGTTGTGGTCAGTGGGCTCACAGGATGGCACCGGCATCGTCCTCTACATGAACGATTACATGAAGAGGCGCCTCAACTTCGTGCTGCGCAGTTTGGGTACCACCGGTGGTCTTGACGAGAGCAAAGACCAGTTCAACCGCACTATCACGACCTACAAAAACGCGGTCATCCGCGACCCTGGCGTCAAAGCCGACCAGACGACTCGTATCATCGCAGGCAACGCCATCCCGGCAGGCTCAGGCTCCGTTGGTGAGACGGCAGCCGGTGTGGACTCAACGGGTGCCTCTGCGAACTTCACTTCGATCTACGCTGTGAACTTCGGCACCGACTACTTCTTCGGCTGGCAGTTCACCGATGGCCCCAACGTGCAGGATCTTGGCCTGATCAACAATGGCGTCATCTACCGCACACTAATCGACTGGGCGGTTGGCCTCATGAACAACAACACGCGCTCTATCGCGCGTTTGTTCGACATCAAGATCGGCTAAGCCGGAAAGGATAGAACGATGCCACAAGAAGATACGGCCCCGGTTGAGATGGCGATGTCACCGGACGAGTTCGCCGAGTTGCGCGCGGGAGTCGCTGCCGTTTCGGTGCAAGATGTGCAACTTGGCCGCGTGCTTGACCTGCTCGTGCTCCACCTGGGGCATGCGCACGGGCTTGACCCGGCGGTAGAGGACGCGAAAGCAAAGGCTGCCGCAGAGGAACAAGCAGCAGCGGAAGCCGCCAAAGCCGAAGAGGATGCCAAAGCGGCAGAGCAGGCCGCCGCAGCCCCTGTAGCACCTGCTCAGGAAGGAGCCTAACATGCCAACAGATGCCCTTGTACAATTGCAAGCATCAGTTACGAAGGCGACCACATTTAGTGGCGTGCCGCTCATTGTGAACGGTGGCACGCCCCGGCGTGGCGCGTGGGCGCGTGTGATTTACTCAGCAGCCACCTCGACGACAACGAATACAGCCACGTTTTCCGTTGATGCCTGCTACGATGGAATTCCTACTTTGTGGCAAATTGACTTTGTTGCGCCAATCCTGAACCTTACGACCACAGCGCAGTCAGGGGAAATTTTTATACCCTTTAACGTGCGTCCAACGGTTGTAGCAGGCGTGATCACTGCCCCACAAATCAGGGCAACAGTCACAATTGCAGGTGCTGGTACTGCTAGTATCACGTATCAGGTCGATTGGTCGCAAACGGCACCTTAAGTTTCAGGGAAACGCGCTTTCCAGCCTTTATGGCTGATCTTGTTTCCCTTAGCAACGTGCATGAGGTTGGAACGATCAAGATGATGCTCTTTGCAGAATTGCCGAATACCGTAAATAGTCTGCTCAGTGCCATCGGGTGCAATGACGATGAGGGCTTTTGTGTTAGTCCTCCCTTGTCTCATTTTCTCTATGGTCTCAGGAGAGCGCTTCTTGCCAAGCTTGGACTGTCCAACGTTCTTACGGTGTTCAAGAGTATGTTTCTTGCCAAGCCTGATGGTACTGAGCAGTTTGCGAGTTTCAGACGAGGCTTTCTTGCCGGTATGATTGGTGTTACCACGTCGAGCAGCACTCAGTTTCTTGCGAGTGATAGGCGAGGCTTTCATACCCAGGCTAGAGCCAGCAGTGACAGCAATGTTAAAGCCTCGCTTTCCAAACGGCTGGTATCGGTCAAGCCAGTATTGCTCGCGTGCCGTCAAACTCATCGGCAAAACCAATTCCAACACTTCGAAGGTGAAAGCGTCGGGGCCGTACTTGTTAAAAGCATGTTGCAGTTTGGGGTTATAGTGCTTGTTCCGCTGAAGCTCACTAAAATGGTTAGCTTTGCGCCAACGCAAATTGACGGCGCTTCCTATATAGAACATGCCTGTAACAGTGCAAACAATACGGTAAATGCCCGATGTGGCGGGGATAGGCTCGTGGTAGAATGCGGTCATGGCTATGGCCTCCCGAAAGGTTGTAGCTTAGAGGCTGCTTGCGCTGAAATCGCTTGTAGCCTCGTTTCATTTGCCCCCATTATACCACATCCGCTCCGAAAACTCCACAGTCAGGGGGTGTGCCATGCCTGTTAGAGCGACAATGGCGAACTTGATAACACGGACGAGATTGCTCATAAACGACCCCGCTGGAGCTAGTCAAGTATTCGATGATCAAACCGTCCAGAATGTGCTGGATGAGAGCCGGCAGGATCTCTATAACCAGCCGCTCATCGCACAACCGACGTTTAGCGGCAGCACGATCCTCTACCTGGACTACCTCGCGCCAACGCAACTGGGTGACTGGGAAGACGATATCGTGCTCAAGCAATACATGACGGTCGTGGTCACGCCATCGACCACGGATGACATCGTGGGACACTGGACGTTCGCACAAAGCACCTACCCGCCGGTGTACATCACGGGCAAGACGTTCGACCTGTATCGCTCAGCAGCCGACTTGCTCGTACGCATGGCGGCCCGTTGGGCAATGAGGTTCAACGCCACGGCTGACGGGCAGACGCTGCACCTTGAGGGCGTGTCCACAAACCTGCTGAACCTGGCGAAGCAATACCGAGCGAAGCAGCGCATCGGCGTCACGACCATGACGCGCTCGGACTTGCAGATTCCCTCAGGCGCGAGCAGCGGTGTGAACCTGGGGCCACGCGAGATAGATTACATGGGTTCAGGATGAGGTGAGACATGAGCTTGCTATCTACTGCTGAGCAGGCGCAACTGCAATCCGACTTCGTGGCGGCTGTCTGCGACAAGACGTGCGTCGTTACACGCAGACCGACGACATCAGGCCCGTCGGGCGAGCCGACCGGGAACTATAGCACGATCAATACGACGGTGGCAGGCATGCGGCAGCCCACAGCAGGCGAGTTGCAGAATTATGGCTACGTTATCGGTGACAAGGCGGCATGGACGGTGCTCATGCCTGTTGCAACGGATGCCACGCATCAAGACAGGCTCATTATCGAGGGACAGACGCTCGAGGTGCATGTGTTGCTCAATCCGAGAAGCTACGAGATGTTCCATAGCGTGATTGCCGCGGAGGTGAAATGACGGTAAAAGTTGGAGAAGTGACTGTCAAAGTCAACTATGAGATGACCGAGGTAAGTAAGCAGCTTATTCGTAGTATCGTGGCTGAAATCCTGAAAGAAGCCTTGCTGGACGATAGCGCACGCGTGCCTTTCGATAGTAAAGACGCCGTGCGCGAGTTTATCCGCGTCGAAGTGCGCAAGACCCTGAACGATATGGCGCTCTCTTCAGGGATGGACAGAATGAGGTGGTAGCTATGTCAGTATCAGGCGTGCTCTACAATCTGTTCCCGGCTCTTGCGCGGGCATTGCGTCCGGCATGTCAGACCATTTCAAGCGATACAGCGCGCTTTATTGAGGCGGCAGTAGCAGCCAATGCGCCGGTGCGGACAGGCTTCATGGCGAGTAGCGCGTACTCAGTGACGCCCAAGTATGGCAGTACCTACGCGACGATGGGCACGCCCCCGGGCGACTCGTATGCGCTACCAGAAGAGAAACCGGACGGGCCGGATGACTCAGTAGTTGGTGTGGCTGCCAATTACGGCGGCTATGTGAACTATGGGACGCGTTTCATGGCTGCTCAACCATTTTGGGATCAGGCGATGGAGCAGGGCGCGCAGGTCTTCCCGGCAGAGGCTGCCAAGTTTGAGAAGTTGCTCCTTGAGGGCTTGTAGAGGAGAGTATAGCACATGAGCAATGCCGCCATCTTGTCCTGCTACCGCGAGAGCCCGCTAGAGATCGATGAACTGGTGAACGGCGAGGTGTGGAGCAATATAGGCGGCTTGTATCGCTTGCAGGTGCAGGCAATCGTGCCGGGGCACGAACTCTATTACAGCTTCCTCTGGCTCAAATCGGTGCTTGCAGCCGACAGCACGCTTACAGGCTACGCACCTGGCGGCATATGGCGTGGCCTGGCACCATCGGGCACGGTGACACCTTTCATCGTCATTGCGTTCCAGGCAGGAACTGATGTTCTAACGATGAACGCGACCCGGCTCTTTGTCAATCCCTTGTTTCAAGTAAAAGTTACCGGGCCAGCGACTCTCAGCCCAACGCTAGGAGCGGCGGCGGCAGAGATTGACGCATTGCTTGCGCGCACATCCGGCACGATATAGATAGGAGAACCCATCATGGCATGGACTCAGGAAATTTCTACGGTCAACCAGCGCCTGCAATTCGGCGCTGAATCGACTTCCGCCCTTGGCGTCACGGTCCCGGCCAACCGGCTCATCCAATGCTTTGACTTGCAATGGGGGCCGATGGCCGATGTGAAGATGTACGAGGCCACCGGGCGTAAATACCCCTCAGCGCAAATAGAGAACTCGGAATGGGTCGAGGGTACCGTTGGCGGCTACCTGGACTACAATTGCATCATCTACTTGCTGTCCGGTACGATGGGGTCCATCTCGCCCATAGCGCATGGCGCCTCAGCCGTAGCAAAGGACTGGGTGTGGAGCCCGCCGCTCAGCGGCTCCGTCGTGCCACAACCCTACACCATCGAGCAAGGCGACAGCGTGCGGGCACGCAGGGCCAGTTACGGCCTGTTTACGGAGTACAGCTTCAAAGGTGATCGGCAAACAGGCATCTCTATCGGGAGTAAGCTCCTGGCACAGCCGATAGTCGATGGCGTCACCATGACAGGCAGCCCGACCGCTATCGCACTCGCGCCTATGGCTGGCAAGCATCTCAACATCTACCTTGACCCAACATCGGCTGCACTCGGCACGACGCAACTCATGAAGGTCTTGAACCTGGACTATGCCTTTACCGGCATTTATGGCCCATTCTTCCCGTTCAACCGCGCAACCCTCGGCTGGACATCACACGTTGACCTCAATCCGGGCTGTGTGATCAAAGTCTTGATGGAAGCTGACGCGACCGGCATGACCCCGCTCTCAAGCCTGCAAACCGGCTCGACGCAGTTCTTGCGCATCCAGGCGCAAGGCTTGATCATCGACAATTTGCAGACCGTCACGATTGGCGGCGGCGCCACAGCCGGCAACTTTACGCTTTCGTATAAAGGACAGACCACAGCCAACATTACCTATAGCGCAGCCCTCACGAGTGCCACGGTCAACACGGCCTTCCAGTTGCTCTCAACAGTTGGAGCCAACTGTACCGTCACCGGCGCCGCCGGTGGCCCATACATCTTCACCTTCTCGGGCGCCTTGGCTTCGGATATGTCGCCAGTGGGTGTCACGAATGTCAGCCTTTCCGGTGGTACGCCAACCGTCTCATCGGTGGCGCAAGCCTATAACATCTACCAGCACGACCTGGCGGTCAAGGTGAGCAAGCCAAACCCGTTCAAGGATGACCATGGCGTGTTTGCCGAGGAATGGGAGTTCACCATCGTTGAGGATGCCACGTGGGGAAATGCGCAGCGGGTCACCGTCACGAATTTGTTGACCGCTTTATAGGTCGGGTGTTCGACGGGCGGTGCTACGGTCGTAGCACGTAACCTGACTAGCCGAGGGTACGCCCGTCAGGGAACAGTATAGCAGGAATAGGAGACGCATGCCAGTAACGTTTAGACAGATTGCCGCGAAAACGGCAAAGGTCAAGCTTGTGATCAAGGGCGATGAGGACAATGCCGATATCACGATCAACCTTGTCTATTATCCCAACAAATTCACACAAGAACTGCTCGCGCGAGCTCAGGCAGGAGAGGTCACGGACAAGGAGTATTTCCCTACACTTATCAAATCCTGGGACATCATAGACGATACCGTGGATCCGCCCGTGATGTTCCCGATTGAGCGCATTGACGAATTTGGCATCCCCTTCATGCAGCAGCTCGCGAAAGCTCTTGGAGAAGATATGCGCCCAAACCTGGCAGCGCCTCAGATGAATGGGAACAAGTGAATCTGGGGCGTTGGATCGCAATGGGCGGCAAGATGGGCGCCTGTCCTGAAGATTACACCCTGGTGAAAGCGGCGCAATACTACGGGGTTGCGCCGTGGGAACTGCTGGAGCAATCGATCTGGTGGAGAGATCGGGCAATCATGTTTATGAACGCTGAAGCCGCGGCCAGAAAGATCCTGGAGCCGCATGGGAGATAGTACACAGTGATTTCAGCCGCCGAATTGTTAGGCATCGTCACTATACGCGGTGCTGATGAGGGTGTGCTCAAGCTCGCGCGTGTCGGTGCGTCGGCAGACAGCGCGGGCGAGAAACTTGCCGGGCTGGCCGTTGGTGGAACCGTGCTTGCTGCTGCCGGCCTTGTGGCGCTGGGCGCTGCTGCCGTCAAGATGGACGCTGATTTGCAGCAGGGTATTAACCGCTTGAGAACGGGCGGCGGCGATATCCAGGACACCTTCGCCTCTTTGCGCACGGGCATCCAGCAAGTAGCCGTCGCGACGGGCACGCTGACGGGCCAACTCATCCCGGCGATGTACCTGATTGTTGGCGCGGGTCAGCGGGGTGCCGAGGCCATGAATACCCTCAAGGTGGCCTCAGAGGGCGCGCAAATCGA